ACGTATGCCATTGTAATATCTCCTATTGTTGGCTATTATACGATTTTACGACTTGCTGTTGAGACAGTCGCAGTCACACCGGCGCCTTTCAATCCAACACGCTTACCTAGACCCATCTTCTGTGCCCATGCGTTGAAGGCAGCAGGATCTTTTGAATAATCTGGTATAGCGTCTGGTGTAGCGCCTGCAAAACTTTGTTGTCCTGGTCGCAAGCCTGAACCACTTGATAGATTATTTTGCTTGAGTAACTTTGGATTACCTTGAGCAACTTCATCAATAAGTGATCTTAGATTTAATGGATTACCGTCCATACCATATCGTTCTTGACCTTTAGAATTAACAATTGAGTATGAACCATCACGTTTGAATGTCAGATTACTCTTGATCTTTTGCAACGCATAATCTTGCAAATCTGGATCAAATCTGTCACCCATGTTACGTAATATTTCAGTATCAAGTTCCTTCTGACGTAATGCACGCTCTTTTTGAGCAAGATCACGTTGTAGTTTCATGAACTGATCGCGTAGATCGGTACTATCATTGCCTACGTCACGCCCCATGCGTGAATCTGTTGTAGGTTCTGATTCCAATGGCTGTGCGGAGCCACCGACTTGTTGTTGACTGGCTGTACGTGCAATGTAACCAATCGCTGCTTCTACACTTTCAAAATTTTGACCGCTTGCTTGTGACAATGCGTTCAAAATACCTGATGTAGTGCTTTTGCGAATAGCACCTGCATTTACTTTACCATCAACTTGCTGATTTGTAACCTGTTCTGCTTCAGGGGCGTTATCGGAGCCAACGAAATTATTATCTGTCATATTTCCTCTTTATGATTTTACGTAATCAACGATAAAATTTTTCATAATCACCGGCCGGTATTGATTCCAGTTAATTGACTTGCAATGGCTTGATTTGTGTAGTAACTCTGTCCTGTATATGTTACAGGAGTACCTATACCTTCATCATCATAACCAGCGCCATCATCACCAGCACTATCATATTCTGTTGTATCACCATAAACGGCTTCAGTTTCACCGAATTGTTCTGGTGTAGTTATCTGATCACCAAGATCACGACTATTGATCTGTTCATTATCTTTGGTCATCAATTCTTTTACTTGTGCATCTGTTATAGTATCAATATAAGCCTGCTCATATTGTGGTATCTGTTCAGCAGGAGCAAGCATACCAATGACTTCTTTTGCGATAAGATTATCAATGATAGGATTATTTTGAACAAGTGCTTTTGCTTGACCCATCAATGCTAATCTATAATTGGTATCATGTGCTTCATAGTCAGTATTGTAATGCACTTCACCTGCCCAGCGCACATTCATGAAGCGGCTTGCGAACGTGAATATCATTTCTTCAGCGACTTCCATCAATCGTGCTTTGCTTTTTGCAAGGCGATGCAATGTCTTACGTTCTTCAATGATAGCGATACCGCTAGCGATTTGATTTTTACTATTGCGTAATCCACCTAAGCCAGTCAATGCTTCAATCTGTTCAAGTATCTCACGCTGGCGACTTGTGACTTTATCTACGTCACCAGTATCTACAGGAATACATTCTACTTGACCTGCGCTTGCACGAACTATAGAACCGGCATGTACAGGAATCGCAACACCTTTATCTGCACGAATTATAGTCTTTGCGAATTGTATACTTGTATATGCCTCGCATTCTAGTTTATAATGTTCGCGTTGTGCGTCACTTGCTGCATCAATATCGCTAACGCCGATATCAATTGTACGTGGATCACGACGACCATAAACGATAAAGCCTGGTATTGCCATACCTGCTGGATATGTTCCTGTACCTATCTCTTCAACGTCACCCTTTGCAACGTTCTTACCTACTTTATAACTCTTCCAATAACTAGGATATTCTTCTGTGCCAAGATGATAACATTTTAAATACCAATTATCTTTATCTTCACTTTCAAGTATTTTAACATACTTGACCATTGGCTTACCGCCGAACCATTCCCATTCCCAATCCCATACATTTAATGGATTAACTGACACAACATATGGTCTACCATAATTAGCATCGCCTTCTTGTGCCATGTCAACAAAGACCCAACAGTGGCCGTATATACTAGTAAGGTCTCCAACTTGTTCCATGAAACTATCAAGATTGCGATTGTTTAGGTCAGCATCTAATAAAAATAGTTGGCTCCATTCTTGATTGTCTGGATTAATTTTTGTACCTTGTGGTGTGCAAAATATCAATTCGCGTTTGACACCAGGCTCAAATAATACATCGTTGATCGTATCTACAATGTATCTACAGATAGGTTGTGCTACAGTATTCTGTACTAGATCAAGGTAAAGATTGCTATCTTCACTAGGACGCTTTTTACGAACATAAGTTTTAAAAATATAACCGCCAAGATATGCATATTGATATCCTAGCATCTGTTCATAAATGGCGTTGTAAATAGGGTTTTTATGTATAAGTTCTTTTGCGTTCATATTTTATTCCGTGACGATTATTCTTCGTCTAGATATTCATAATAATCGCCGCCGAATTTTTCTTCAGCATATTCTTCTTTTTCCATGTCAACGTATTCTTCTACGTCCATATCCATGACATCTTCTGTCTCTTGTGTGTACATGCTGAATTCATCTAATGCTTTCATCATTTCTGGAAATTCACTAAAGGCGCGATCAATGTCGCTTACGCTATGACCCATATCAGTTAGATATCTCACGACATCTTTTGCTAAGTCATAATGATCATCTTGAGGTATGTAGAATTTGCTGATGTTATACATCTCTACCATCATTTCAAAATCCATATTGAATCTCCATATATTTTGTATTTATACTGTATTAAACCTTTTTACATGTGAATACATTACAATCTTTGTGCATACGACTAAACCATACTATATGTGTCTCTACGCCACAATGTTCACAAGTCATATAAGGTTCTTTGGGTTTCATGAAATGATTGCCATGTTTCTTCATTATGCGTTGAACTCTACTTTTAGGATTGCCTATGACTAGATGATCTGGGTTCACGCAATTCTTAGTGAGGCATGTATGGTTTACTTCTTTAAACTTTATATAAAGTCCTTTATGTCTAGCCATCACGCGATGCACAGTGACCATCTTGGCATCACCTTCTCTTGTGTCACCTTTTATCAAACCGTAGCCTGCATTATTCACTGGTCCGGTCCATAACCAGCATTTACTTTTATCTTTAGGTATCTTTGTGCGTTCCAATACACGTTCATGCACAGGTGTATATCTGTTATTAAATTTTCTCATATTTGACTATTTTTGCCCCAATTTGCTCCTGCTTCTGCACGGCGCTTTTTCATTGTTTCACTGACTTTTTTACGTGATTCTGGTGTCCAACTTTGTTTTGCTCTAGCAATTCTAATTTTTGCTTTAGATTCTTCAGAATGATGATGACCATAAAAATGATTTTCTATTCCATATCTAGGTTTTATAAAATCACTATTATTGGTCGTAAATGCTTCTTTAGTATTTTCACCGACGGTCTGTATTTTTACATTATCTACAGAATAAGGACCTATATCATTAAAACGACTCATAACGTATTGGCCACGTTTTGTTCCTTTTTCATAATAATGACCACTATCTAACCATATTTTTAACCAGTCAGCAAAAGTTAATTCAAAACTAATACCATTGCGTTTAGCACGTTGTCTATGGTTCCAGTATTGTTGTTTTGCTTTTTCTAAATTCATATATTATATTTATGTTTTTTAATTTATTTAATAAATTTGATAATCTACATCTTGAGCATCGCCATTGATTATTTCTTCCATCGTAGGGCCTCCGGGATAAAGAGGACTTTCTGGCATGTATTTTACACCTGGTCTTTGCATATAACGTGGATCCATACCGACATATTCTTTGATAGTTTGTTCGTGTGTGATTGGGAACAAATGATGTATACCATAACGTAAACAGTCACCAAGACCGTCTATGTGTGCATATTTTTGCTCAGTATATTTTATAAGACGCTTACGGCTACCATCTTCAAAATGGTATGTAGTCAATGCTTCTAATAACATTTTGTCATCACTTTTGACAATCAATCCACCACGATTAATGAATGCGTTGACTGTGTTATCTGTGTCAGAAAC